GCTGAGGCCGTTGGTACGCGCCAGCAGGTTTACATCCTCAACACCGGGGTAATTATCGCGACGCACCTCATAAAAAGCAATATCGGAGTTAGTAACCTCTTTCCATGTAACTACCGCCACATCATTAAAGCTGATATTGAAATCATCCGGAGTGTTCGGTGTAGTAGTCTTTACCGCTACCGTAATATCAATCTGAGGCGACATATCAGGGCTGGTAGCCATACCGTATTCATCCTTGGTGCATACAGCAAGCCGATAGGTATCGCCAACAATAGCCTGAGGTATTACGCATTGGTCTTTGCCAGAGCCGCCATACAGCCAATCTCCCTGCCAACCCATTTCGTCTGCTGGAACGCCCTCAGCCATAACCATTCTTTCTGCCTGTTCATTGTTGGTTTTATACCAAAGCTGGCCTTCCAGATATGTAGCCATATTAGGCGGAGTCCAGTTGACAACAATGTCATAACGGGCCACACCGTCAGCAAGCTGGCGGTAACGATTATAGGCCGTCAGATTCTGCACCGGAGGGATGTAGTAAGCGTTAATGGTGTACTCATAGGCCTGCACATCGGCAAGGCTCTGCTCCCCGGTACTGAAGATATTGTAAGAGCAAAACTTCAGCCATATCTTTTTGCCTACGTCCTCTTTCCGGACCTCTGTTTTAAGCAGCGCCTCATCGCAGCGCACCAGACGCGCTCCGCTGTTATGCGCCGTAGCAGTAGTGTTGTATTGTCCACGCCTGCAGCCGTCAAGGCGGTAATTGCCGTTACTAAGCATTGTAGCCGTGGTGTAGCTGATGCACTCACCATCTACCCAACATAACGTATTGCCACGTTCTGCATCCTGCGCGGTACCGCTTAGCAGCATTCCGTTAATCTTGACCTCGCAGGATGTATCACTAACCTGCATGTTCTTGGCCAACGTACCCAAGCGCGCATTGTTGGTTATAGTACCGACCTTCCTATAATTGGTATTATTGTCGCTGACAAATACTGTACAGCCTCCCCAGGCATCCTTCTTACCTTTGGCTGCTATCCAGATTTCGTTACCGTTGGAAGTCAAATCGCTAGGAGGCTGAAATATCAGCGGTGTATCCGTATCCCCCGGCTCAGCGTTAAAATCTACATAAGGCCTGTCAACCTCATGCACATCATACAGAGCTTCGGAGTAATCGCCTGCAGCTCTGCTGATAGCAGTAACGCTCAAGATGCCATGCGCATCCTCTGTGATGCCGTCAATCATTGCTACCTGCTTATCAAGGCCAATATTAGCATCAGTCAACGTCACAAGGTCACCCGGTTCAAGCCGGCAGAAGGACCAGTCTAATTTGAAGGTATATTTATTGCGTTCATATTTGTTGCGCCTTGCCAGCTCTTCTGCCAGCTTCACCGCACGCTTTTTAGTGTAGATATAATGAGCAGCCGTTGTGCTTGCCTGCCGTAAGCCATAATCAGCAATATTTTCACTGTCCTCATAGCTGACGCTTTCCTTTTCGTAAGCATTTTCTCGATTGTAAAATTCCACGGTAAAGCGGTTGTACAGCTCACTGCTGTCTTTGCGGGAATAGGTTACGCAGGCTCCGTTGCTTTGTTCAAGGAAATCATCCGCAGTAAGGTTATAGACAATCTGTTTATCAGGTTGCCACTCGCCTACAGGACGATCAGCCCTAGGCACGATTTTGAAACGGTCATTGCTCCAGAACATGTATGCATTTGTCAGGCTCGCAATCTCATTGACAATATCACGAGCTGTCTTTGCGCTGGTGTAGTCTGCCGGCGTTGAAATAAGGAAATCCGACTCACGGCAATACTTCCGGTAATTCTCTAAACCTACAATCTCTACTTCCTGCAGCCCAACCTTATCCAGAATGTATCTGATGTAATCAGCAGGGTTAACGTCAACGCCATCGCCGGTATCCAGCAGCTTGCCCTGAACCTCAAAGTTAAAGTTAGGCAGGCTGGCATTGTTGCCCAGGTCGATAACACCGGCCATATAAGCAAGCCCGGTATAAGGCAAAGCCTTTTCCGGATGTTTACCGACAACGTAAGGCCATGGCTGCTGATCAGCAGTACCGCTGTACAATGTCATGCCGATTTTCTCGGACGGATACTGATACAGTTCCTTGTCAATCCATACACGGCCGATTCCTTTAATAGGTCCTTCGCACAGTCCCATAATGACAGCAGCCGTGTATGTATAGGTTATTGTGGTTGACTTTACACCGCCGCCCTTGCCGGAGCGTTGGGTTTCTCGGTGCTCATGGGCCTCAAAGTCATCATAATAAATAACGTTGCCGCTGATGCGCGTTGTTCCCAGCAGCTCCATGACAGCGCTGCCATACTCAGCCGTGCTGACGGTAAAATTGCTGATTTTATCCGCCCTGCTGACGATATTTGCCGTCTTAAATAAGCCCATTTACTCACCTCCAAACCTATATATACCACGCAGCCTGCTTCTGCCTTTAGCATCCAGAAACATGACATCATCAACACTGCTGAGAATAACACCCTGCTCAACAACAGCATGACAAACCATGCCATTACCAACATATACGCCACCATGAGAAATGCAGCGGCCAAATTGGTACAGCAGGAAATCGCCTGCCTCCATCGTCTTAACCTCATGGCAATAGGTCTGCACATAATGCAGGAACCACTCATCACTGTGATGCAGATGTGGCCTCTGCTCTTTGCTCCGTTGACATGCGGCGTACCCAGCCAGCTCAAAGCAGCTTCGGCTATTTTCTGTCCCTTATTCATCACATCAGCACCTCTTTCAATGGAACGTATGGTGCAATCAAGCAGCCTGCCGTGCTGTCCGTGCTGGCCGTTATCGTTCCGCCTTTTGTTGAATATGTGCCCTGCGGATAGTATTTGCGCACCGGGAATTCCTGGCTAAGGCCTTGCGTAACAGCCTTTACTGTAAGGTCCAAACCTAAACCGCCGCACGACTTCACTTCCACCTTGCCGCCAAACAAACCAATAGCGCCGATAACTACGGAATCACGGAAAAAGCATCTGCGTAAATACAGCTTGCTCATATCCAGTGTGCCGTCATGTGCAGCCTTCAGCAGCGGTGTGCTGCCGATTTTAGCAGTCTTGTCAGCCTTGATGTTTACGCTCAACGTGTCGACAACTACGCTGTCATTAACCTTGACCTGCTGGCGTTTGATTAGCAGCACGTCATGACGATAGTTATGGCCATCATACAAGATATCATTATCTGCGTCAGTGTAGTAATAAACGCCGCCATCAGGCAGACGCAGTTCGAACAGGTCGCAGCTTGTCATATGCTTTTCCGTATTCAGGTAATTTCCCAAGCCTGTGCCTACGTCCTTCATCGTGCTACCTCCAGCTTGATTTCTGCGGTATTGATATTGTCAAATTTCTTGCTGATGGTCAGGCCGTCATCTGCCAATATCACTTTCCAGTAATATGTATAGTTAGCCGTTAATGTGCCGGAAGGAATCTGTTGGAAGGTTATAATGCCTCCGCTTACAGTGTAATTTGTTGCCGGCACGATTGCGCCATTTACCAGAACGGTCACATTCTCCACATATTCCACCGGCTCAACATAGCTGCCGATGCGTGCCACGCACTGATATTTGCTGTTGCTCACCTGCGCCAGCGGTGCGCCTTTTTCCGTATTATGCTCAGGATCAAGCCAGAGGAAGGCCTCGAAGGAGCCTTTTATTAAAGCAACGAAGCCTAACAGCTCATCTGCCTGTGCATCCGTCAGCGCAGGATAGCTTGCTTTGATAGTCCATGCCGGATAAAGCTGGTTGGTTAATGTGCGCACACGGCCGGAGGCAGATTTCTGTACAGTAGTATTCCATTTTTCTTCAAAGGTGCTATTCCAGCTAAATTTTCTTAGTTCCGGAAACTTGCGCATTACCATACACCTGCCTCACTTGCAAAATTGCGGTTGCTGTCCAAAAGAGCTTGTTTCATAACATCCAGTCCGCCACGATTAAGGAAATCACCGAAGCTGGCAGCATCCATTGCAGAAATATTGAGATTGATGCTATTACCACGCACGCCAGCAGCTTCACTGGTTTGAGACAATCCAGCATCATGGTTTGCCGCGATGTAGCTAGTAGTGACAAGACCGCCATCAGCGTAACCTCTGCCACTGTTTAAACCATTCAACCGTGCTACGCCTAACCTACGCACAGCAGCTGCATTCAGAACGTATTCGCCGTTGCTAAGCAGCGCAGGTATGCTATCACTGGTAGCAGTGCCAGGCCCGCTGACAAAGCCGCCTGAAGCAAATTTTGATACGCCAAAAACAGCCTTGTTTGCGCTTTCAGCTGCAGCTTTAGGAGAGCTGCCGAACGCCATAAATACGCCCCACATCATCGTCCATTGTGATAAGAGCTTGATAGCATTGCTGATTAAATCTTTCACCATATCCTTCATAGCCTGCCCTATCGTTTTACTGCCCATAAGCCATTCACTGACCGCATTGCCCATAGAGCTGCCAAGCTCTGTCTGCCATTCCTTCTGCTTATCGGCCCATTGCTGGCCAATAGACAGATTCTGTGATTCAGCAGCCGTAGCTTGTGCCATAGCGTCCTGAATATAAGCCGCAAAGTTGGCAAACTGCTCTTTCTTGCTTTCAAAATCCGCTGCCAGCTCCTCGGGTGTCATTTTTAGCATTTTCCCCAGGAAGCTCATACTCTCATCTGACAAATTCTGGCCTGCATTTTCGCTAGTAAGGCTGCCCTTCTGGTTAGCTTCAATAGCGTCAACTTCCTGCATGAAATTGTCAAGCTTTTCCTTGTAATCTTTCAGCTTCTGGTCTACACGGCTCGGATCGCCAAAAGCTGCAGTAACGAGATCCTTGCTTTGCTTTTGCAGCTCATTATAATTTTTGTTGAAGTTAGCTGCCTTAACCTGAGCAGCATACAACTTATCCTGTGCATCAATTTGTGCTTTAATTTCCGCAATAACGCCAGCACGTGTACTTTCATCGCCAATCTTTTCAGCCAGTGTAAGCTCTTTCTGATAACCTTCAATTACTGCATCATGGTTTTGTTTAAAGCCTTCCAGCTTATTATTTAATTCAGCCTGTGCTTTCGCCTCGCCGATGAGCATGGAAGCATTAAGTGCAGCGGTTTGTAAGGCAACTTTACCGCGAGTCTGAGCCTGCTTGCTGGCATCTGCATACTTTTTGATAAGCGCCTCAACAGCACGTTCCTCTTCCGTAAGTTTTGGCGCAGCAGCACTCTTTCCGGTGCTACCACCTTTGCTTCCTTTGGATTTGGAAACATTTACAGATTCCCTAAAATGATTTCCGGTATCCTCTATAACAACCTTTGGCTTGAATGTCTGTTTAAAGGATTCATCTATGCCGCCTTTGATTTCCTGGCCAATCTTTTTCATGATTTTTCCTACAATAGTAAAAATCTCCGCCAATGGATCCAACAGCCAGCTAAGGTAGTTATAAACCTTACGACACATTTCTTTGAAAGCAGCGTAAAGATCGTTTATCCAGATGATACCCAGCTTGATAACAGACCAGGTAAATTGCAAGGCGTCGGCAATCAGATCGAGGATAAATTGTGCGACGGCGCCCAAATCACTAAAAGCTCCACAGCCTTCACCGCGCACCAGGTCAACCAGGCTTTGTGTGAAGTCTATTAAATCCTGCACAATCTCGCTCTGACTGAAGGCGTCAGCAATGCTTTGACCGATTTCACCACAGGCCGTAGCAAGGTTTCCGGAAACATCGCCCCACGCATCAGTAATGTTCTGTTTGGAGTTATTCATAGAGCCGTCAAACTTATGCATATACTGTGTTAGTGCATCCATAGCCTGCTGGCTGTCCATGGTGCCGTCTGTAAGCTTCTGCATAGCTTCTTCACCGCTCATACCAATAGGTCCGAACACGTCGTCCAGATTGATACCAGCCATTTGTAATTCAACAAGTTGTCTGCTTGTAAGCTTGCCTGCCGCCTGAATGCGTGCAATGGTAGTTACAAGCTGCTGAGCACCACTTACATCTTTGCCTAATCCGGCAGCAGTGTCAGCGCACTGCTGAATCAAATCCGCTGCATTTTTTGCGCTGTAACCCATATTGATAAGCTGTTTGCCCATGTTGTACACTACGTCGAAATCATAGTTGGTGTTGCGCGCCACATCATTGAAAGCCTGGTATGTCGCAGCAGCGCTGGTAAGATTGTTGGCCATCGCGCCGAACTGTGCCACAGTCTGCTGCGTCTGTGTGCCCAGTCTTGTAATACTGCCAATTACTTCGCCAACAACTTCACCAACTTTTGGTAGTACTGCGGCCACCATACCACCCATTCCCGCAATAGCTATTTGTGTAAGCCCGCTTACACTTGTCAACTTATCGCCAACGCCATCATAAGACCTGGCCAATTTAGACAAATCAGTAGCATTTCTGGTGATAGCGCCCTGATGCTCTTTAAACTGCTTTGTTAAAACCTGTAGCTGTGCACATTCCTGTTGTGTTAACGCAATGCCATTTTTTTGTTTGGTGCGCAAGGCTTCATATTCCTTGCTAAGCTCCTGCATAGCCTGAATATGATTATTAGTGCTTCTCTTCATAACCTCGTAAGCGCGCCTTTGTACCTCGCTCATCCCGGATGCAGCTTTATCTACTTTGCCCATAGATTCGCCAGCCCATTTAGCAAAATCCTCAAATTTCGCCGCTGTTTTATCAAGGTTATCCACAACATCATCAATATTTAAAGTTACGGATAAATTCGTTGCTCCTGCCAAGCTATTCACCCCCTTTTATTGCATCACTGATTACTTTTTCTATAGCTTCAGGTATTTCTTTTCTGCGCTTATCCCAAACTTTTGACAATGCTTTACTACCCTTAATGCCACTCACACGAATCACCCAGGCTTTGCCGCCACGCTTATGCGGGATATCATGTGCTTTAGTGCCAACCTCTAAAAAGCGGGCAATATAAGCTTCATGGCCAACAGCGACATACAAACCTTTGCCTTTTTTCGTATCTTCAACCTTCTTAAAGCTGCTGCCTTTAGTGTTAGCAAAACCACTGCCATACCCGGTAGCACTATCATAATCTCCCTGCGTGGAAGCTGCCCATCTATCCATAGCGCTACGCAAACCTTCACGCACTTTATCTGGTGCACGCTGAAAAGCGTAAACAAAATCCTGCATCTTATTCAGACTAATATTAGCTTTACTTCTTTTCCTAGCCATAAATGCCTCCGGATGATATAATATAAATAAGGATGGTGATAGTTATGTATCTTTTCGGAATAAAAAAATGGTATTTTAATTGGGTTCTGATGATTTTAACTTTTGCTGTTTTCCCGCTGTTAACCATATACATGTTATACCGCATGATTAAAGATTTCTTTAACGAATCCAATAAACAAGCATATTATGACCAACTTGCCGAAGATGTACGTGAAGAAACACGTTTAGAAGAATTAAGAAAAACACGTAAAGCTATTGAACAAAATCAATAATTTTCTTTCCCGCTCAGCACGAGCGGGTTATTTTTTATTCGCTGGCAAACGCTAATAACTCTTCGTAAGTCATATCAGCAAAATCATCGAATTTCTTGCGCCGTTTCACCAAATCCTGAAAGCGTGGCGCCTTCTTGCCCATATGCATCTGATATACTGGCATTGCGCAGCATTCTATCAGCAAATCTTCCAGATCATCATGACGTTGCTGCCACCCTTCCATCATAGCCATAAGCTCACAGATGCAGCATTCTTCAATCTGTCGCGTTGTCAGCCCTAGCCTGCCATAGCATAAAGGCAGGATATCATTGATAAATTCAGCAGCACTGCCGTAGGTTACTTCTTTGCCCGCGGCAGTGCTTTTTTGTTTTTTGCCTTACCAATAAGACCAGACTTCTCTAGCGCCAAAATAATGTTTGTTTGAAGTGCGACGACACCCATTTCTTCAACACAGTCCATGAAAACTGCATCCACATCATCGTCACTATATGCCTTTTCTCCACGCAGTCCCCACTTCAAAAGCGCATAAGCATCACTGATGGATAGTGGCGATGCTGCAAGACTGGCGACTGTAAGAATAAGATTATGATTAGTTAATTCCTTTTCGCATCCAACAATGCTCTTCACAGTATAGTGCAGCACATGTCCCGGATTATTGGGCAGCTTTAATTCAACAGTTCTGTCGATGGTATTCACTTTCTTGCCTCCAGATATCAATTAAGGGCAGCCGCTTGCGCGGTCTGCCCTTCTTTTTTATTCGCTAGCGATAGTTGCTGAATCAAATCAAACGCAGTTTTCTTCACAACAGGGCCAACGCCATTAATTTCCATAGATTTTGTCATAACATCATCATAGGAAGCTTCGATGCTGTAGGACGTAACAACACCCCAACCATCATAATAGCTTTTGTCAGCAGTGTTCACGAAGGCAAAGCGCAGTGCAGGCTTCTGGTTCTGCAGCTCTTCGTCCAACACCCAGGCTTCAATGATGTCGTTACCCTCGTTGCTCGACTTGACGACAATAGACGGGCTTGCAGTCCAGGAACGCTGTCCAGGTAATGATTCTCCCCAGCCGCCATTATCCTTGCTGGACGCATCAATGCTGTCAGCGGAAATTTCCAGCGTAGTATCGCGCAGGCCGCCGATTAAATTCCATTTACTGTCGTAAGCCACATACAGCAAAAATTTCTTGCCTGCGATGGCCGTAGAGCCATCATGTGCAGGGTATTTTTCAGCAGTATAAGACATTTCTAATCCTCACTTTCACGTATCAAGTTGATATAATTGATAATTTAAGTTTATATAACCATTCTGCCAGACAATGCCGTTAGCTTCCACGGCGCCGCCGATGACGCTTTCCCCGGCCTCCATTTTTATAAGCCTATAGCCTTTGGCGGCAAGGTTAGCGTCAAATACATCCGTGTACTGCGTTGCCACGCTGCCAATCACGTTAATCATATCAGCAACCTGCTTGCGACCGCGATAGGTGGAAAATAGCTCTATGCGTACATTTACGCGCCACATGACACTGTCAGCCTTAGCGCTGGACGGGGAGCAGGACACATCAGCAATAACACCATAGTTGACAATCTCCTGATTTTTTAGCGAGTTCAGTATTTCGCCAATCGTCATAGAGCTGTCATATACTCCGAATGTCATTTCATCCGCATTGCTAAGCATCGCGTATAGTTCACTTTGAAAAGCGATTAAGGGAGCTTTAAAAATCATCAGCCTAACCCTCCTAACCGCGTCGCTTCTATTTCCAGATAATACGGCACGCTGTCTGCCAGTCTGGTGATGGAGTTAATCACATACGTATAACCATCGTAGAGCACGCGCCAGTCCGTAGTAAGCGGATAGCTGCCGGTAATATCACGCAGGACAAAATAGCAGGTATTGACCGTAACATAATCGCCTATAACCTGCTTATGTGTAGAGGTCTTATCACGCTGCATAGCCCAAAAGCTTCCTATAGCCTCGTAGTCGCTCTCACGCAGGCCACCCATTTCGTCGCGCTCTGCAGGTTCGCAGCGCAGCAGTGTTATCCTTTTGTTTAGCTTGCCCGGATTCATAGCAGCACTCTCCCAGGATTAAGCAGAGCAGTTACGGCAAAGGGTGCTTCTTTGCGGTTTCTGTCATCTGCCGCCAGCCGGTTTTCATACCAGCTGGCAACCAGCAGCCGCATGGCCAGTAGCGTGCTTTCGTCGCATTCACCTTTAACGCGATAATCAATAACCAGATCCGCATCGGCAGGCAGCATTTCCTCAACACGCAGACGTGTATTGATTTCGCCATACCTAAGCGTGTAATTATCAATCACCTGCTCTTTACCGGATGGCCATATGACAGTCACATTTACTACCTCGTTCAAGCTTTTTGAGCGCGGCAGTTCTATATCCGTCTGAGCATCAGCAGTCGGAACAGTCAGGCGGA